GTAGTTTTAGAGACCAACAACGAAAGGGTAAGGCATGAACGACGCGCAAAAACTCCAGCAGGCCCTGGGGGTTCAGAGTAAAGAAAAGCGGATCCAGGAGATGGCCGGGGCGGTTACCCGCCTAGTGATTAACGAGGCCATCAAGGAGGCCAAGGAGCGGGCCAAGGTTAGAGATGCAACTTTATCGCCCACCAAGGACGAATCTGGCCCGAAAAGTGGATAATTCTACTAGAGAGCCCTATTAGCATGACGGTCGTGCAGACGCCTTGTAAGCGTCAGGCGGGGGTTCGATTCCCTCATGGGGCACCAGAACAATGACAACAAAATACACCTTTGATCCAGCAATGTGCGACAAGCTGATAGAGCTTGGGAAGACTGGCGCGAGCCAGAAGATGATGTTTGCCGCGTTGGGCATCAGCTCGACCGGCGCCCAGACACTGCGCAAGAACCACCCCGAGTTCGCCGATGCGCTAGATCTGGCCATCACCCACGCCCAGGCCTACTGGGAGCAGCAGATGCTGGAGAACGTTGGTAACAAAGCATTTAATTCGCGAATTGTTGAAGTGGCGCTTAGGGGTCAATTCCCCGCCGACTATCGTGAAGAGCGAATTAAGGCTGAAGTAAAGGCTGACGTCACAGTGGATTTTGGTTCTGCCGTTAATGACCTAATTAGTTCACTCAAAAAAGCCATTTAACGCGGGAAAAGGGTAGCTCCCCTGCCAGTGCTCCACCACTGGATACCGCACCAACCAGCCGTGGAAGGGCACAACAATGCAAACGTGTATTCGATGTAGCGCCGAAAAATCTTTGTCTGAGTTCTATGTAGACCGAGCCAAGCACAACGGGCTTAGGTCGGCATGCAAAGAATGTGATAAAGAAAAAGGGGCTTTGCGAAGAAAGAACCACCCTGAAAAAGTAAAACGGGAGGTTCAAAATTCCAAGTACATCAAAAAATACGGTTTGACATCTGATGATGTAGAGCGGATGCGCCAGGAACAACAAAACTGTTGTTCTATTTGCAAGCACCAATTGAAGGACGGCATATTCACTTGTGTAGACCATGATCATGCAACAGGTAAAGTAAGAGCATTGCTTTGTCGCGGTTGCAATTTGGTTTTGGGTAACGCGCAAGATTCTGAGGAAGTCTTATTATCAGCAGTGGAATACCTCAGAAAACACCGGTTTGTAACAAACTAAGGAAAGAAAGCCATGGCAGCACACGCCTTACTGAGTGCATCCGGTTCCAAACGTTGGATGACATGCACTCCCAGCGCCCGACTCGAGGCACTACTTCCCGAACCCAAACGAAAGCCAGGGGCATTCGACTTCAGTCAGGAGGGCACGACAGCCCACACCCTGGCAGAGGCCAAGCTCCGCCGGCACTATGGTCAGATGACCGCCAAGGAATACATCGCCGAGGTCGAGGCCGTCAAGGCAACGCCCTACTACGATGAGGAGTTCGAGGCGTACGTCGACAACTACGTGCTGTACGTGCGATCGCAGATCGGCGAGGGCGACACGCCCTACTTCGAGCAACGCGTGGACTTCAGCGAGTGGGTGCCCGACGGGTTCGGCACGGCGGACGTGGTGATACTGTCGGAGAACAAGGTGCGAGTGATCGACCTGAAGTTCGGCCGCGGCGTGCCGGTGGACGCGAAGGACAACCCCCAGCTACGTCTGTACGCGCTAGGTGGCTGGTACAAGTACCGGGAGTCCTACCCTAACATCACCGAGGTCGAGTACACAATCCACCAGCCCCGGCTGGACAGCATCACGACCGACAGCACGACGCTGGAGAAGCTGGTGGTGTGGGCCGAGAACGTGGTCAAGCCCAAGGCCAAGAAGGCGTGGGCCGGTGCGGGTGAGTTCCTGGCCGGCGACCACTGCCAGTTCTGCAAGGCCAAGGCCCAGTGCCGGGCGCGTACCGAGTTCAACAACATGGCCGCGGCGTCCGACTTCCGCGACCCGCCGTTGTTGTCTGAGGACGAGCTCGCAAAGGTGTTGACAAACGCGCCGAAAACGCGTAAGTGGTTGAAGGACGTCGAGGACTTCCTGCTCGAGCGGGCCGAGACTGACGGCGTTGTGCCCCCCGGGTACCAGTTGGGTTTTAGCAACAAAAATAGAGTTGTTGACGACGTTGAAAAAGCTATGGTAAAATTGCGCCATTACGGAGAAGACATCTTTGAACCAAAGGCGTTGAAATCTGTGGCACAATTGGAAAAGGTTGTGGGCAAAGACGAGTTGAAGCATCTGCTCGGCGAGCTTATAATCAAGCCAGTTGGGGAGCCGAAGCTGGTTCCTGCGAAGAAGGCAACGGAGTTTGAGGGTTAAGGTGGGCACCCTTTTCAAGTCCCATCGTTTCTGTAAACAAGGAGGCCAAGATGGCCAAAGTCAGCGAAAAAGTGGTTACCGGTAAAGTTCGTTTCTCCTACGCTAACGTCTTCACCCCGAAGGCAAGCGAAGAGGGCAAGGACCCCAAGTACTCGGTGTCCATCATCATCGACAAAAACGACAAGGAAACGATCAACAAGATCAACGCCGCTGTCGAGAAGGTCAAGCAGGGTAGCGCCGCGGTGTTCGGGGGCACAATCCCCAAAGCACTCAAGGGTGGCCTGCGTGACGGAGACGCAGAGAAGGATGACGCGGCCTACCAGGGTGCGTTCTTCATCAACGCCAACTCGTCGATGAAGCCGCAGATCGTGGACGCCAACCTGGACCAGATCATGGACCAGGGCGAGTTCTACAGCGGTTGCTATGGTCGTGCATCGTTGACGTTCTATGCGTACAACCAGGCAGGTTCCAAGGGCATTGCCTGCGGCCTGAACAACCTGCAGAAGCTGGAAGATGGTGAGAAGCTGGGTGGTGGTACCTCCGCCGCGCAAGATTTCGCAGTGTAAAGACTGCGTGACAGCCCGGAAAGACGGGCACCTTTTCGGAGCATTCATGATCACACTGAAATTCACCGTTGACGAAGTCAACTTCATCCTGAGCCTGCTGGGGCGCCTGCCCTTTGCAGAGGTCCACACAACCATCCGCGCCATCGCCGAGCAGGGCCAACCCCAGGCCGAGGCGCTACTTGAAGAGGAGAAAGATAAAGAAGAAACCGCCGCCTAACCACACAACCACACCGTCTCCACTGGCCTGGCGCACGCGCTGGGCTTTTTTGACCCTATAAAATGAACCAATACCAACAATACATCCACAAGTCACGCTACGCAAAATACCTCCCCGAGCAAGGTCGCCGGGAGGACTGGAACGAGACGGTCCAGCGATACGTTAACTACATCTTTGACCGCAACGCCGAGCTGGATCGGGGCACGCTCAAGCAAGACATCTACAACGCCATCCACGGCATGCACATCATGCCCTCTATGCGCGCCATGATGACCTCGGGCAAGGCCGCAGACCGCGACAACACCTGCATCTACAACTGTTCCTACCTGCCCGTGGACGACGTGAAGTCGTTCGACGAAGCCATGTTCATCCTGCTGTGTGGCACCGGCGTGGGCTTCAGCGTGGAGTCCAAGTACACCAACAAACTGCCCGAGGTGCCCGAGCGCCTGTTCGAGTCCGAGCACTTCATCACCGTGGCCGACAGCAAGGAGGGTTGGGCCAAGGCCTACCGCATGCTCCTGGCGAGCCTCTATGCCGGCGAGATCCCAAAATGGGACGTGAGCAAGGTCCGCGCCGCGGGCACGCCCCTGAAGACGTTTGGTGGCCGCGCATCGGGCCCTGAGCCCCTAGTTGACCTGTTCCAGTTCACCATCAAGACGTTCCGTGGCGCCCTGGGCCGCAAGCTCAACACGCTCGAGTGCCACGACCTGATGTGCAAGATCGGCGAGGTGGTGGTCGTGGGCGGCGTGCGCCGCTCGGCCATGATCAGCCTGTCCGACCTGAACGATGAGCGCATCCGCCACGCCAAGTCGGGCAACTGGTGGGAGACCCACCCGCACCGCGCGCTGGCCAACAACAGCGCCGTGTACGACAGCAAGCCGACCGTGGGCACCTTCCTGGAAGAGTGGACCTCGCTGTACAACAGCCACAGCGGCGAGCGCGGTATCTTCAACCGCGAGGCGGCAAAGCACGTCGTGGCCAAGTACGGCAAGCGTGACCCCAACTTCGAGTTCGGCACCAACCCCTGCAGTGAGATCGTGTTGCGCCCGTACCAGTTCTGTAACCTGACCGAGGTCATGGTGCGCCCCGACGACACGCTGGAGACCCTGAAGCAAAAGGTGCGCATGGCGGCCATCCTGGGCACGATCCAGGCGACGTTCACGCACTTCCCCTACCTGCGCAAGGTGTGGCAACGCAACACCGAGGAGGAGCGTTTGCTGGGCGTGTCCCTAACCGGCATCTATGACCACGAGGTCATGGGTAGCGTGCGCTCAGCGCCCCTGTGGCTG